GGGTCGGTCGAACACGCGCTGCCGTCCGGCATCACGCCATCGAGAGAGGGGCCGTTCGCGGGCTGGTCCGCGTCCGCCGTCCCACACTCGCACGCCGGGTCGTAGCCGGGCTCGCCCTCGGTGCAGCTGCACTCGGTGGTCCCGTCCGGCATCATGCCGCCCCCGGCTCCACCGGGGCCGCTGGTCTTGGCCGGGCCGCCCGCCGGCGCCTTCGAGGGGGAAGGAGGCGTCTTGGGAGGGAAGGCCAGCTCGGTGGCGCCGGAGGCGGCGACTGTGGATGACCCTGTGGATCCTGTGGACAACCGGATCCTCGCGGTGTCGAACGCCGGGATCGCGACGATCGTCGCCGCTCGCACCCGGGCCGACGTGGTCACCATCAGCTCGTCGCTGGAGCTGATCGTCGCCACCGTGATCCGTCCGTCCGCGTCCGGCTTCGGAGGGGCGGGCGCTCCGGCATCGGGGCCCAGCAGCATCGCCATCATCGGGTCGTTGGCCGGGTCGAGCAGCTCCGCCTTCACCCGCACCTCGAACGTGACGTCGTCCAGGTCCATGCTGACGCCATCCTGCGCTCCCGACTCCACCCCGCGCATCGCCTCGGGACCGTACGGGGAGGACAGGTCGAACGTCCCGGTGGCCCGCAGCTCGCCGCCCTGCCCTCGGGTGATCGTCTCGATCAGGCCCACCACCCCGGCGCCGTCGTGCGCCCCGATGTCCGAGGACACGTACCGCAGCGGCAGCGGCAGGTTCTCCCAGACGCAGGCGTTCGGCTCGATCAGCCGGCCGTCCCCGGTGGGCAGGCCCTCCACCCCGATCACGCCGTCCCAGGGCACCAGCTGCCCGGCCGGTCCGGCGGGTGCTGTCGTCACCGCCGGGATCAGGTCGGGCGCCAGGGCCGGGGCATCAGCCGTGGCCAGGCTGTAGATGTGCAAGCTCACGCGCTGCTGCGGCATGAGCGCAGGGTACTACCGAGGGTTGCCGTCCAGGCAGGTCACGAGGGCTTCCCGGCCCGACCGATCAGCGCCACGAGCTCCGCCTGTGCGGCCGGCGGCGCGGACAGCGCCACGATCCCCTCCGCGTACTGGCTGCGCCCGCTCCTGGCGTAGACCGGATCAGGCGTGGTCGTCCGCTCGTACCTCGCCTCCCAGCGCCCGAACGCCTCGGCGATGGCTCGCAGCCGCTCGTCACGGCTCATGGTCGTCACAGCTTCTTCCGCCCTCCCCACGCCGACCCGAGCATCGCCTGCTTGCCCGGCCAGCTCGTGGCTCCGTCCGTGTAGCCCTTCATCGCGATGTCGTACGGCAGCGGCCAGAGGTCCATCGGCTCGCTGGTCACAAGAGCGATCCAGTCGCTCACGTCCGTCCCACCCGCGGCCAGCTTGCCCAGGATCCTCAGCACCTCCACGGAGCCGCCCACCCAGTGCGGATCCCAGTCGTACCCGGCCTTGGCCCAGGTGTACCCGCCGACGTCGATGTTCGCGTCGAGGGTGATCTCGCTGACACCCCACTTGCGGTACAGCACCTCCATCTCCCGGTTGAAGGAGGTGGCGATCCCCTGCCCCTGATACGCCCGGCTCAGCTCGAACTGCGCGTGGTACGCCACGATCGAGCCGTCCTGCCGCGTCCGGAACCGGCGCTTGATCGTCCCCTGGACCTTGCCGTTCTTGTCGCGCAGCCTGACGACGTACGAGGCCGAACCCACCCGGGTGTTGTTCGTCAGTCCCTGGACCTCGAACGTCAGTCCACGCGAGGACAGCGCCCGGGTCGCCGCGCCGTCCAGCTCCGCCTGGAGCTCCTGGGAAGCGTCGCCGCTGTCCAGTACCGCCCGCAGCGTCATGCTGGGCCGCAGCGCCACCTGCGGGCGCTGGGCGCCCTTCTTGGGCTTCACCGCCACCAGCACGCACCGGCAGTTCGCGGTTTCGCTCAGCGGCGCCCGAGGGTCGCCCGGGTACATCATCACGCTCGCCCCGACCAGGAAGTTCATGTCGGTCGGGATCTCCTGGCCGTCCACGTGCGCGTGCGTGGGCCTGGTGTGGCTGTCGTGCGCCGCCACCCACCGCTTGGTCGCCTGGCCGAACGCCTGCATCGTGCGCAGCGTCGCGTGCCCGTAGGCGCCCGTCGCCTCGGTCCGGGCCACCATCCTCGCGATGCTGGCTGCGCTCTGCCCGGGCGCGTCCGCCGGCTCAGCCGCCGCAGTCAGGGCGACCTGCACGAACGGGGTCTCGGGGTCGAGCGCGTTCGCCAGCTCCTGATGGAGACGAGTCGCGGACCAGCGCTGCTCGCCGGCCAGCCCGAGCACCGCCCGCGCGCTCTCGAACATCCGCCCCGGCAGCCCCGAGGACATCAGCCGGGCGTTGAGGTCGCGCAGGTACTCGTCGTCCAGGCCGTACGCCTCCAGCACGGACACCACGTCCAGCACGACGTTGCGCCACGGACCCAGAGCCTCCCCGAGGGAGAGCGCCAGCCCCTGCGCCACGGCCACCACCCGCAGGGCCCGTGAGTAGTCGCCCAGGGACTCCAGGACCGCCGTCGTGACCTGCTGCTCCAGCGCCGCGCGCTGGCTCAGCGCCAGGCCGGGGCTGGTCACGAGCGCGGCCATGTCCTCACCATCCACACGTAGATCACGCAGACAGCGAGCACCGCGCCGCCGACCAGCCCCAGGGCGAACTTGATCATGCCCGCCGCCAGTGCTTGTCCCGGCAGACGTAGGTGACGCCCTTGTGCTGCCCGGTCCCCGCACCGCAGAAGCCTCCCGGACGCACGTCCTGCGCCTGCGCCTGCTCCTCGGTAGGAGACTCGGTGATCACTGGCTCAGCGGAGGTCTCCGCCACCACCCGAGGGTCGCCCGCGTTGCTCCCCGCAGCCGGCGCCGATACCGAGGTCTCGGGTGTCCACGGCTCGAACGTGGTCGGTGCCTGCTTGGTGAACGGCTCGTGCGAAGTGCAGGCGCTGGCCGTCAGCACGAGAGCTGCCACAGCTCCCCAGACCCACGCCTCACCTCGTCGGATCTTGATCACTTCAGGAACTCGGTCCGCTCGACCTCGGCCCACGCAACGCTCTCCTGCCGAAACTTGGCCCGCAGCTCTCCCAGCTCCGTGCGCAGGTCCATCACGTCGTAGCTCTCCACCACCGCGCAGATGCAGGCGTTCTGGTACGGGCTGTCCGGCGCGCTGAACCACTGCCCGTGGATCTCCACGGCCGTCTCGTTGATCAGCGTGAAGACCTCGTCGCAGAAGCTGGCCCACTCCCGCTGCGTGAGCTTGTCGTCGCTGTTCCCGATCGTGACGTAGACCGTCACCTCGGGCATCAGGTCCCTGGCGTCGGTGGGGTCGGTGCTCATGCGCTCGCGCTCTCCCTGCTCGGCTTGAGGTAGACCGGCAGCCCGAGCCGATCGGTGAATCGGTAGCTCAGCTCGGCCAGCTCGTGCGCGGTGCCCGTGATCACCAGGTCGTGCACGTAGCCGTCGAGCATGACGGTGATCTGCCGAGAGGTGGCCCCACAGCAGCCGTGGCCGTCCATCAGCGCGGGCACCACGTCCCAGGCGCCCTTCAGCGCCTTGGTCACGATCTCGTCGGTGGGCGGCCAGATCGTGTGCGCCACGTACGGCGGGCGCGTGCCCATCTTGCGGTGCCGGGAGCGGTCGGCCCTGATGATCCAGTTCCCGACCTTCTCCAGTGCCTTGAGCACCAGAACGTCGCAGACCGCGAGCAGGGCGCTGGAGTCGCCGTCCGGCGCGAGGGAGTACGCCCCGCACACCGGGCAGGCGCTCGGGATCTCCAGGGTCATCAGCTCCTCACCGACCGCGGACTCTCGGTCGTCACCGCGTAGTGGGGCACCGCGTCGTCGATGATCGTCAGCTCCGGACCCGTCCTCCCGACCAGCTGCAAGCTGTCGCCGTTGCGCAGAGTCCGCGCCTCCCCGTTCACCTGGACCGTGACGTACTGGCTGTCCACGGCCGACGGACGCATCCCCAGGTCCCACGTCGCGCTCGCCGCAGCGGCAGGCTGCGCGGGAGCGCCGTCCGTCTTCGGCACCGCGCTGGGCACCTTGGACGGGCCGGCCACCTTCTGGCTGCCGCCGGGCGGAGCGTTCGGCGCGGAGGTCGGCGACTTCTGCCCGGGGACACTGGTGGGGGCCGGAGCCATCGCCGGGATCGGCGGCGCGCCCGCGGTGTCGCCGGCCAGGACGGCGCGGATCTGCTCCACCAGGACCCCGAGGCCGGGCTCGGCGAACAGCGTCGGGCTGGCCTGGCACGCCGCCAGCGCGAGGGTGACCTCGGTCGGAACGGTGACGGGCGCGTCCGCGTCGTCGAAGCCGTTCGCCGCGCGCAGAGCCGCGTCGTTGATCACGTGCAGCTCGTGCAGCGCGAGAGCGTCGGTGCCGCGGTTCGGCCGGACCACCAGGTCGCTGACGTCGTACCAGACGACGTACTGCTGTGCCTCCTCCGGGCTCATGTCCTGGTCGGCCAGCACAGGCCACAGGTACTGGGTGGTCAGCGCGTCGCAGATCACCGCGAGGGGTGGCTCCAGGTGCGTCGTCACCACGTCTTCGAGGACCAGCCACGCGCCCCAGTGGTTCATGCCACCGGTGCCGAGCAGCAGCTCCGGCGGTGCGTCCAGGCCGAGTGCCAGGCGGCGGATCGCCTCGTTGCGCCGCTCGCCGCTGAACTGGTCGATCGGCTTGCTGAAGTCGATGAAATTGAACTTGTCGGTCACCTCGTCCGGCACCGTGACGCACAGCGGCACGATGGCGCTCGCGTTCGCCCTGTCCGCGATCGGGGTCACCATCGCCTCGATCAGGTTCTCCGTGAACAGGTCCTTGACCTCGTCCTCGGTGATCCCCGCCGCGACCTGGAGGGCACGCTGCGCGCTCTGCGGGATGATCAACAGACCAGCGCCCGCGAGCCGGCTGTCCACCTCCGCGCTGATGTGCATCGTCAGGCCGACCAGCTCGCGCAGCACCGGCAGGCTGGAGCGCGTCGGGGAGTCCGCCTCCCACCACCGGCGCGGGTGCGGACGCCAGACGCGGATGAGGAAGATTTCGTCCGGGCTCACCTTCAGCCGCTCCGCCTCGGTTTCACCCAACAGCAGCTGAACTTCAGACCCGCCCGCGTGCGCCTGGACCTCGCTGATGCTGAGCATCCGCCACTCGAGGTCCTCGATGTTGAGCGTCCCGTCGGCCGGCGGCTCCACCACGAGGGGATCCGGGTTCACGTTGAGGCTGCCGCCCACCATCAGGGTCTCGGGGATCAGGTGCCTCGGGATCCCCGCCAGCCAGCCGTCCCCGGCCACGAACAGGTTCACCCCGAGCCGCTGGATCAGCTGCTGCTTCGCGCTCTCGCTGGAGCCGACCGCGTCCAGGATCCCGGCGATCAGCGGGTCGGTCACCTGCACCGGAGGCTCCGTCGGGTCATCCGACCGCTTGCCCACGTACAGCCGGGCCTGGCTCATGCGCCCAGCCAGGGTCACCGCTAGGAACCGGTGCTCGCCCACCAGGTCGAACATCTCCCAGGCGTCGTCCTGCCAGCTCTTGCCGACTCCCCCGACCCGGCTCGCCAGCGTGCGGGAGGTCAGCCGCCGGGCGCTCGCGGTCAGCGCTCCGTTCGCCAGCGGTGTGGGCCGTGGGCGCCCGCTCGCCACCAAGCGATCGGCGGGCCGGCTGCTCGCGGGCTTGGTGGCGTCGGGCGTCTCATCGGTCATGGGGCACATCGTCCTCGCTCGAGGGATCGGTGACCACGTGCAGCGCGGGGTGCTCGCCTGCGAACATCCGGTCGTAGTTGGCCTGGAGGTGCGCCTTGAACGCCTCGATCACCCGGACATCCTCCGGCGTCGGTGGCCGCGGGCCGCAGGCGATCACTCCCGAGGGCAGCCGCACCGTGCTCGCGTCCACCGCCAGCCGCTCCGCCTCCGCGCGCACCTCTGCTGTGGGCTCTGCCCGGCCCTGTGCGGTCGCTGGCGGCGTCACCGGCCAGCGCTCGCCCCAGTGCTCCCCTGCCTCGCGTACGGGCTCAGGGCGGGCCTTACGTGGCGCGTGCAGTGCCAGCCACTCCCGACGCGTGGCCTCTGCCTCCAGCCAGGCACGCAGCTTCGAGGGCTTCATCGGGCCGCCCTCCGCGTCCACGGGTCACGAGGGTGCCGCACCCAGGGCGGCTTGCCGTCGTCGGTGCGAGCCAGCTCCAGCGCCAGCCAACCGAGCAGCACCTCGGGCAGGCCGACGCCGCTGAACGTGAACATCGGCACCAGGACTATCGCCGCCAGGATCGCGAAGACGAACCGCACCACGAGCTTGGTCGCGATCTCCTCGGCCGAACGCTCCGCGCTCACAGCAGACCCCAGTCCTTGGCGGGAACCTGGCTGCGCGGCCCCTCGCCCAGCAGGCCTGCGCTCGCCGGGTCCGGCACCCGCTCCGGCCAGTGCCAGGTGTAGCTGGTGTGCCCGTCCGGGTGACCCGGGTCCTCCGCCACCGCTCCGCGGAAGTGGATCCCCGTCGGGTTGAAGATCGCCAGGTTGACCGTCCTCGTGTCGTCCGGCGTGTCCGGCCCGACCACGATCGCCGCCCGGCACACCCCGGCCGGGTAGACGCCGTCCCCGCTGCCCGGCGCGGTGTAGTGCACGATCCGCCCGACGCTCGGCTGCTGGCTCACGGTGTTGCCTCCGTCCCGCAGTTGATCCCGGCGGGGAACGCCGAGGAGTGGATCGTGCCCTTGAACGCCAGCCGCCACAGGGCGTGGGCGTCCAGCTGCGCTGCCGCCGGCGTGACCCGCCGCACGGCCTCGCCACCGCTGCTCGACACGACCGTGTGCCATCGGCCCTTGGGCAGCTGGCGCTGGACCGCGACCTCGCCCTTGTCCTCCAGCCAGCCCCAGTCCCCGAGCTGGTTGCGCTCCAGCCGGTAGCCGATCACGAGGGTGCCGTCCGGGTCGCTGCACGCTCGCGTCATCCCGACGTACACCGGCACGGCGGCAGAGGCGTTGGTCAGCAGCAGGACGCCGCCCGCGATCAGCCCTGCCGCTGCGGTCCGCATCGCGCTCATAACTTCTCCTTCAGCTTCGCATCGTGTTCGGGCTTGACCTGCGCCAGCGCCCGTGTGACCGCTGTCAACCGGTCGCTGCCCTCCAGCCAGTTGCAGGCCCACTCGGCACGTACAGGCGCCAGCGTGGCCTCCTCGACACCCGCCACCCACTTCGCCTCGGTATCCGAGGAGGCCAGCAGCCGGCGCAGACTGGCGACCTCAAGCGTGACGCACAGATCGAGGTTGCTCTCGGGAGCATCCGTAGTCGCCGACGTCTCTGCGACAGAGGGCTCGATCACCACAGGCTTGGCTGCCCCGCACGCCGCAAGCACCAGCGCCACGGCCACCAGCGCGACCCGCCTCATTCCCAGTACCCGGCCTTGTCCCCAAGGGCGACCACCACGGTGTTGAGGGTCAGACTGCCGGCCACGAACTTCCAAGCCTTCAGCGCAGTCGGCGAGCGCCGGGCCAGCAGGTAGCTCGCCATCACCATCCAGCCCACGTGGAAGCCGACGCAGTGCGGGCACTCCAGCCCCTCGGCGTACTTGCGCCAGGGCTGCCGCTCCGCGGCCCGCAGGCTTACCTGCTCCGGTGTCGCCTCCGACTCGTGCCCGTGCAGCCAGACGTCCAGCGGGTCCTTGACCCACCACTCGCCGAGCTTGTCGTTCGTGATCAGCCTGGTCAGGCGCATCGTCGCGCCCAGGACCAGGAGGACGTCACGCGGTGTCACGGAATGTCACTCTC